GTTTAGCATAAGCTTCCTTATTCAATGCTCTCAATTCATTCTGAGTAATATCGAATATGTTTTGCATAATTCTCTGACCGACTTTAACTTCGGAATCTTCGAATGAAACATAAAGAACTTTCCAACCACCTAATACCAATGCAGAAGTTATAGAACAAAGAACCAATGTTTTACCAACGTTGGTGCTAGCCATGACTTCAATTAATGCTTTAGTATGTAAACCACCACCAATCATTTCATCGAGTGATTTACAACCAGTTGGCAATAATCTTTCATTCGTAATAATATTGTTAAAAATTATTTCTGGTTCTTCAAAGAATGAAAAACCAACTTTCGTATCAAAAGAGAATGATTCAGCATAAGCCATATCATCTGCAAAACTACCTTTCGACTTACCAGAAGCACAATATTCTGTATATGCCATACAGACTCTGCTACCAAGACGTTTTCTTACAAAAGTCTGAATCTCATCCAAAATATATGGAGTATTTACATCAGAATCAGCAATCTCCATACATTTTTCAAATTCTTTAACTGCCCTTTCGTCTTTTAATATTCTCTTTACCTCAATAACATTCGGCATTTCAGAATATCTAGTATTATAATCTATAATAGCATCAACTATATACTTGTGGTCTGTATTTGTGAACCATGAATTATCTAATTCGGGAACAACCTTACTTGAAACATCATGATTAGCATATAAAGTCTTAATAATTACTTGTTCAAATTCGTTATCTGTCATAGTTCGTTATTTATAAAAGTGTTTACATTCTCAAATATAGAAAACAATTACTTAATTTTTTTAACAAAGATTTTATTTTGAATTTTTATAAATTATCTTCTATAATCTTTTCGGATATTTCATCCATTTTATCTAAAGCATATGCATTCTTAACAGTTTCATCTTCTACAACGTCGGTATCAAATCTATCGATGTGCATAACCATTCGCCTAAACTGTTCAACTGGGAATGTATTCATAAAGCTATCTTTTTCCATAATCAACTCCAAAATATAGAAATAATGGTCCTTGTTGAAGGGCCGTATATTATTTATTCTGTATTTTTAGTTCAATGTTAGCTTATTTAAATGTATCAATACGTCTTCAACTATCCAATCATAGCCTTCTAGTGTTCCTTCAACTGATACATAATGTTTTCCAAGCTTATCTAGCATAGCTCTTACTTTTACATCTATTTCTTTAGCTTCATCCTCAGTTTGATTTCTTCCTGCTGGATTATAGGCTTTTCTACGTTCTATGAAATAATTAAGTTGATTCTTATATTTACCATCTTCACCTATACATGCAGTTTTAATATATTCTTCATCGGTATAGAATGAACCTAAAATAATAGGACTATCAGTAACAGCTACATCTACCTTACCATATACTCTGGCAAGCCTAAATGCTTGTTTACCAGATATATAGAACTGACAATTAAGCACCTTCTGGTTTTCTTCCCACGTCTTATCTTTTGCAAATTCTGTTACATATTCAGCATTAATGCCAGCCATTTTAAGCTTTGAAAAAATATAGGCCGCAGCAGTCGATTTTCCTGCTCCTGGACCTGCGAATAAATTGACTATTAGTGTATCTATCATATAACCTCAAATATAGAAATTTTATTATATATGACGTTCAATATAAAAAATAACCGGGATTTTCACCCGGTCTTTTATTATTCTTCGTCTTCGTAATCTTCGTCTTCACCTGAAGCCGCAACATTCGGATCGATACCTGTATTTTCACTCAAATCAGCGTCTTCCTTTTCCATTAACTTCATAATGTCTTCAGAAGCGTTAATCAATACCTGGTCTTCGAATGCGAACTTAGCTTCAACATAGTGTCTAAATGTTTCATCCTTGTAAAGTGGAATCCAGAATTTAGCACAGTAAAGTTCAGATTCTTTCCATACTCTTTCAGGCTTTCCAAGCTCACCAGTTTCTTTGTCAACCTGGACATCATAACCGATTCGAGCATAATATCCAGGTTTCGGTTTATAAACGATACCACAGTCCTGAGCTTCTTCAAGCAAGCCGTAATAAGGAGAAATACCACCAGCATGGAGAATAAGATATTGAGTCTTTACGAATTCCTTAGCAGAACGACCCTTAGCAACACCAGCTGTAATAACCTTACCGAGAATGTTCTTATCCTTGTCCTTTTCCTTCTTAGTAGAAGAACCAAGCATAATGTTTTCAGCATTGAATATGATTCTCATACCACCTGGAATCTTATACGGATCACCATACATTTCGAGAGAAGCATAAACGTGATTCATAACGAGGGTTGTAAAACCAGCACTCAAGAGAAGGTTTGCAAGTTCGTTCTTAAACTTAGCAGAAGACATGTTTACAGCACTTGATGCCTGTTCAGCCTTTTCAATGACCTGTTCTTCGATAATCGGACCCCAGGAGTCGAAAAGAAGGAAAGTATTACGTGCTTCATCAAGAGTAAGACCACTCATGAGCTTTGTAATGAACTGTTTAATTTTTGGAATTCGGTTTGTCGGTCCAAATACACCGACTTCTTTCATGTTAATTCCGAGCTTAGTAAGAAGTTCATAGTTAACAGAGTTTTCAGTATCGACAATAAAGCAGTTCATGCCAGAATCTTGTGCAGACTTAAGAACTGCGTAGCCAATCATAGATTTACCCCAGCCGGAACCAGCTGCAATCATACTGATTGAACCTTTCTTGATACCGCCCTTAATTTTACCTGAGAGCAACAGGTTGACTGAAATACAGTTTGTGCTCAACCATTCAATCGGTTTTTGTTCAGTTCTAAGCATGTCGGCGAAAGCCTTTTCTTTCATCATTTTAGCAAGCAATTTATTTGCCATCTTTTTACCTCAATTTAATACAATTTGACATCACGGACTTTCAGCTGATAATGGTTATAAATCGTCCATTTTATAACGTTTTTTATTATCAACCTTTTTATTTATAATTGTAAACTTTCTTTTACAAATATAGAAAAAAGTTACTGACATAGCGTCAATAACTTTTTAATTTGGATATTTCTAATTATTTTAACCTAAGCGTTCATTGATTACGAAACCATCAGACGGATATAAATCACGATATGGATTTCTTACAGTTTGAACAAAATCAGTATCTTTCTTTACACCTTCGGAAACAATGTCTTTGTCAACTACCATAGCTGGTTTTTCATTAACAAATTCCTTAGATTCCTTTACGACACTCGGCTTGAATAATGCTTCTGCTGGCTTCTGTGCAGCAGATTCATTAACCGGTTCTGCCTGATGTTGTGCTTCATATTCTTTAAGCTTAACCTTATGCTTAGACCACATATGTGAACCAAGCTTCATTCGATTTTCAAACGGTTCTCCGCAAATTGGACAAATTTCACTCATTACTTAGCCTCTTTCTTAGTCTTCTTAGTTGTTGTTTTCTTCTTAGTAGTTGTCTTTTTAGTTGTAGTAGTTTCTGTCTTCTTCTTACGACCACGCTTCTTCGGTGTTTCTTCAGCCTTATTTACAGAAGTAAGAATATCACCAATTTCCTTAAGCTGAATATTAGAAACCTTTTCTTCCTTAACTACTTTTTCAAATGGATTTGCAATATGCGAAACTACACCAATTGGAGCTGTTTCCTTGATATCTGCCATAGTCGGAGTAACTGCAACAAAATCATTCATGACCTGTTCCATTGCAGATTCATCGGCTCTCGGTTCTTCAACTTCAAATGGAGTTGTGTTTTCTGGAGTATAGCAATTATCTTTGCCCTTACTAGTTACAACTGGACCTGTATATCTATCGTTCTTAATGAAAGATGTATCTCGACCATACTTAGCATCATCATTGGAAGCAATACCATTATTTTCATCAATAGTATTCAATAATTCAGCTGTCTTATCGAAAATCTTCTTTTCAATTTCTTCTACAGTTTGCTGTGCTTTAGGGCACTGTTTTTTCTTTCCACCACCAAGAATGATATTCACGATAAAAATAACATTCAATAGAGCAGAAATAGATAGTAATGTAATTAATATTGTCATTTTTCCTCACTTTTATTTTAACGTTTGTGTTTTATTTATAAAATTGCCATGTCAAATTCTACTTTTATATTATTTAATAGAAATTTTTTACGTTCTGCATTATTTTCTTCATCGTATTCTTTTACCATTTTAAATAATTCTTTTAAATCTATTGTCTTAATTATTCCTTTATATTCAGAACACTTAAAACATGTAGCTATTGGCCAACCTTCTTTATCATCATAAAGATTAGCTAATATAACATTACCTGTAATTAAACTATTAAATGATAATCTAATACCAATAGGTGTATATCTATTACATAATACAATATAGTTTTCTTTATCCATTATATCAAATGACATTAGTTTTTTATTATATTCATATGTAAAGCAATCATATTTATCTGATAAATATGCTTTTGCTTGGTCAAAGAATTTATTAACCATGTCATTGATTTCGACGTAATTATAATTTTCCATTTTAAACGCTTATTGAATGTGAAACAATCGGGAATTCCTGTTCTTTATAGAAAGCATATCTTTCATCATAATGTTGCATACAGTAATTCTTCTTTGTTTTACCAGTTCTAGTCTTATAGCTAAGGTCATCAACAATATCGTAAATAATAACCTTGTTCTTGGTATTATGTTTTCTAAGTCCTCTACCAATAGACTGAAGAACTTGAATTCTTGATTTACTGTTAGAATAAAGCATGACAGCATGAAGCTTAGGAATGTTAACACCAGTAGACATAGTTTTATATGTAGCTACAAGTAATGTTCCATCTTCTTCTTCCAACCCGACTCTTATTTCTTCTCTATCTTTTGCCTTAATGCTACCATTAATAATACTTACTTTTCTATCTGGATATGATTTCTCCAAATACTTTTTAATACTATCAAGATGTTCTCTGTGAGTTACGAGAATAAGCATATTATTGGTTGCAGGAGTATGGTCTATAACGAAATTCAAAACCTTGTTTCGATTATCGTATTCTTCAACCATCTTTACTTCTTCTGGATAGTTTCTATCTTTATTTTCTTTAATAAAATCAGTGGGGTATCTGAGATAAATCGTAGCAATAGTCATTTTGGACAAATAACCACGGTCAATCAATTCCTTAGATTTTAATTCAAAAACAACATTTCCTAAAACGCCATTAATCAATAATTGGTCAGATAATTCAGCTGGTAAAGTACCAGTTGTTCCAATCTTATATTCAGCATTAAATGCACTCTTTACAATACGAGATAAAACAGAAGCTTTAGCTTGATGAGCTTCGTCAACAACGATTGCATCATACTTCTCAAAGAATGACTTATCTTGCTTATCTAATGATTGCCAAGTAGAAATAAGAACTGGGGACTTATAGGTAGGTTTCTGACCAGAATAAAGCTTCTCTACATCTAATTCAATATCTTTCCAACCATATTCAGTAAAATCAGTATACATCTGTTCTACGAGCATTGTAGACGGAACGATTAGCAATATTCTTCTTGCTTTTCTCTTTTCAAGAAGGTATCTGAAAATAGAATAAATCATCAAAGATTTACCAGAACCAGTGCAAGACAAAAGCATACCTTTCTTATTAGTTAATGCAGCATGAACAGCATTCAACTGGTAGTCTCTAATTTTTAAACCACCAGTAATGTAACTGTCCAAATCTTTTTCGAGGTCATTTATATCAATATCATCTTTAAAATCATCAAAGAACTGAAGCTTGTAAGAATAGTTCTTTTTCTTACACCATTTAATCAAATTATCAACAAGGCCAATTGGCAATAACTGAGTAATAGCAGAATATGCTCTTACCTTACCATCCCATAAATGATGCTTATAACGTGGGTTAAATCTATAACCTGGTGCAAATGCGGAGAATAGATTATTTATCTCGTGATTGATTTCTTCATCACAATGTATTTGAGCAAATGACTCGTTGGATTTTTCAATAATTATATCTGCCATATAGTAATCTATTTATATCTTAATATATTAAATATAGAAAAAATTCTGGCATTGTAACCAGAATTTTACATTTATTTGAATTTTTTATATTATTATTTATCTTTCAAATATACCTATTGAACAATATCGTAGGTCTGTAAGAAAATATCTTCTTTACACGGATAGAATTCACCCTTAACACCCTTGATGATATAATCACTTTCAATAGCGTAATGATCACCTTCAAGAGTATGAATATACAAATTCCATCTCGGAGGAGCTACACCAGCATCATAAGCATGTGTATCAAGTTCAAACTTACAATCCTTACCACAGAACTGTTCAATTTCTTCTTTATTCTTTCCATTCCATTGAATACATTCAATAGTAACAGGCTTTTTTGTTGCCTTAATAACCATTTTTACTCCTTAATCATCAATACTATTCATATACAATTCATCGACAAAATATTCAATCTGATGAATTACATCGCCAACTGAATCATCCTTGGTCAAATAAACACCAATAGCATGCTTATGACCACCACCTTTACCCATACGTCTTGCAACTTCTGTTAAATCGATATCGTCGCATCGAACAGAAAGGTTATTCTTGTTCTTAATAATGAACCACTTATAGCCTTCTTTCTTAAGTGCATCAATACATTCAACATGATACTTAGAAGTTTCAAAGAATACACCGTTTCTTGCTAAGTCACTAATTTCAAGATTTTCATACATCATTTCAAATTCTTTCTTAGCGTCTACGAAATATCGCTTTTCTTCCTGATACATATTGGTATTTCCACCGATAAATCGTCTTATAAACCACTTATAGCCCATTTCCCAGAACATCATATTAAAATACTTGCTCTTAGGATTCTTGAGCCTAAACATATCATAATCATCAACGATTTCAACTAAATCGCTCAAATAAGAAATATCTTTATATTTCTTGATGAAATTATATGTAAGCATTGCACCAGAGTATAACGTGTTGATAATAACATCACTATCGTTATTATAATTCTCAACTGATTCATGATGGTCAAGAACTAATACTGGACAAATCTTCCTTAAATCATTAATTGTCTTTTCAGGGAAGAAGTCAGTGCAAATAATTGCTTCATACTGGTCCTTATATTCAGCTATTTCAGAAAGAAGTTTCCATTCACTTGAATAGTTGGTAGGGACAACAAATACAGTATCATAAAAGTTCTTCAGAACAATAGAAGAAGCGATACCGTCCATATCAATATGGGTAATATTCAATACTTTTAATTTTGGATTATTATAATTCATAATGATTAAATATAGAAAAAAACCATTGAGTTAACAATGGTTTTATAATATTCTAAATTTTTTAATTAACGTCTAGTAGAATCGTGTTCATCAGCAAGACTATCAAAATAATCTTCAATTTCTTCGATTGATTCACCGCCTTCTTCAGCGTCTTCAATCTTGTCAGTCATCTTGCCTTCGCTAAGCTGTTGCTTAATGTAGTCTTTGATGTCAGAAAGATCTTCTTCGATTAGCTTGAACTGTTCATCATCTTGACACTTGATTGCTTCATATTTATCAAGCCATTCTTGTAACTGTCTCTTATTCATCTTGCTAGGAACTGCACTATACAATTCGTCAATACTTGCATCTTGGCTAATATAACGAGAGTATTCTTTCTTGGCTTCATTTACAGTATAACCTTCAGCATAAAGATTGCTGATAAAATCAATACCATATTGGTCAAGCTGTGCACCTTCAGTAACGAGGTCAATAAATTCGTCACAATTCATATCGCCTTGAACTGCTTCATAAACAGGTTGTGATTTCTTAACCTTGTGTCCGCAGCTTGCGATAATCTTTTTTGCTTCTTCGATAGTCATAACTTCTCCTGTATTTTATTTATTTCTTATAAGTCCTTTTGTATATAGAAAATGTAAAAATGCGAATAGATGTTTGCAGACACCTGTATATTTCTTTGGGTTATGTTGTTTATTAGAAATACTTGCCCAACTTGGAATCGGTGCTACTTGTGCACTATTTTTAGTATTAGGGTGACTTAAATTATATCTATAAGCATTGCAATTACAAGTAACTTTACCTAAATCTTCCATATTAAACGGTAATTCTGTATTATCTCTATGGAATTGTGCTGTACAGACGTATGACTTATTAGGGTCTTCTTCAGAATTTACTTGACCTTGTGCTGTCATATCCTCAGTATCTTCCCCTTCTACTTTAAAATGCTTTACTTGTATTTTATTTTCGTCAGAATATGGGAATACTTTACGATAATTATTAATCAAATCATTTATCGTCTGACCTGCTTCTGTAAGTATTGCAGTTTCTTTTTCTATATAGTTTTTAAAATTCATTATGTATTATTTATAGATATTTTTAACTATCACACGTTAAAATATTCCGTTCTGAGAGATCAAGCCTATCCAGGAATAGATAGGAAAGAACAGAATAAAATATCCCGTCGTCGAATCTGTGGGTTTTATTGGTAATCTTACGAGGCGGTCATCCTGTACTTCGGCTACATATTACCATACCATGGCGGCTAAATGTATAATTTGCTAGATTATACTTCGCTGGACTAGCATCGCCAGTTAAATACCTGGCCATCAATGATAGGAAGAAATGTCCTCAATCTTCCGATGGCCTACCCTCTACCGACAACTACATTGGATTGAGCTTCGCTCCGAGGAATAGGGCTTTAGCATGTCAAGGAGCAATTATAGAAAATTTTTTGAATGTAAACAATTTTTAATAAAAAATCCGGTTTTTTCAACCGGAATTTTTTAAACATTATATCCAGAAACTAATCCTGTAACTGGTATTACACTTACAATTCCATCTTTTTCAAGTATTGCAAGACCAGAAAGAAAATTTAACCATTTATAGTTAACTCTAAAATCAATCAGTTTATTTAATGTTTGAACTACTAATGGCATAACATTTTGGTCATGTGATATCAAAATATTATTTTTTGTTGTTGTTCTTGTTAATACTGAAGATACAAAATTATATGATACTTCGTTTATATCATTGAATGCTGTTCCAGTACCAAAGCCATCATACATATAATCATACCAAGTTCTATTATAACCTCTTGTATTAATTAAATTATTATATTCTTTTGAATTTTTTATATAATTTAAATCTGTAGCCACTGTATTAATATTCTTTATGCTTCTTATTGATGGAACATATTCAATATGTCTTCCATGTGCTATATAATATGCTGTTTGTTTAGTTCTGGTAATATTTGTGCTATAATAAGACATTTCATCTGGTAATATACTTAAAGCCTTACCAGCTTGTTCTGCTGCATGAACACCTAATGGAGTCAATTTTACAGTATCTGACCAGTTATCCCTAGGTCTAATTGAATGACGAAGAACAAAAATAACTTTATTCATATCATTTTTTAATGCATAATCAGCAACACGCCTAATACTAGAAAACATATGCTTTGATGTCTTCGAAATACTGTAATTATCGTCTGAATAAACCAATTTTTTATCTTCAAATATCAATCTTCCCATATCTTATTTATAAATAATATAAAAGGAATTATAAATTATGACTGTATTAGATACCAATCATCCTGTAAAAACTTGGTCCAGAAATACCGTTGCAGACGGTGACTGGTTGAATATAAATACTATTCAACCACTAATTGACAGAACGAATGATATTGAAGAAGATCAAGCTGCATTATTAAATGGAGAAACAGAACTTTTAGATTCATATAGTGAAGATATGCAGCTAAAACCAGGAAATAGGGTTTATTTAGATGCTAATCATAATACTAAAGAGCTTACAATAGGTATTATTAAATCTGTTGTAAAAATAGCTGGTGATAATATAGTAGCAAAAACAGTAAAATTTACTGTAGATCCAGAACAAGCACAAGCATATTATGATTTAAATAATGGTATTCTTGAAGAAAATATTAAACGTTATGATGGAACAAAAATTACATTAGAAAATAATAAAATATTTTTAGAACCAGGATTTTATCTTGTAAATTGTTCCATTGCATTAAAAAAAGCAGAATCTTTTGTATCTGGTAATACAAAAGAATTTACATTTAGATTACTTGCTGATATTGGTGATTTGGATAATAGTCAGCCAACAAATATATCATGTAAAATTGATAATATAGATACAATTCCAGTAGATGCTGGTTATTTTAATATGACATTTTCATTAAATGTTTATGTAAAAACAAATTTAGTATTAATATTATGCAATCGTGATAATATTATAAATTATGATCCATTAGATACACATATATTAAAAAGTTTAACTATAATTGAAGAGTAATAATATATGGATAATATAACCAGTAGAACAAATTATTTGAATAAAGAACTCGTAGATGATATTGCTCAATACGATATGGGTTCTTTTTTCCAAGATGGTTATGATTTCGGAAAATGCCAATATATGTTCGTTAGAAAACAAGATGAATGTAGGCCAGACGTTTTATCTTATAGAGCATACGGCACGTCGAACTATTGGCATTTTATAATGTGGTTTAATGGCTTTATGGACCCGTGGAACGATTTGGTAGAAGGACAAGTTATCAAATATCCGCCGATTCAGAAAGTAAGAGATTTTTTCAAATGGCGTTTACGCAAAACTAAAGACAATACAGAAAAATCTAAATAAAGGGTGTCAAGAAACTATGCAATTTTTAGACTATAAGAATAATGTTGAACAAATTTTAGCTAGAAAGCAAATCCACATGAAAGATATAAATGTGGATATGGATGCTATGTTTGAAGCATATATCAATAGCGTTAAGCCAATAGATTTTATAAAGTCTATGTATACTCTTAATGAAAGTTGTCAGACTGATAAGTTTACTGACTATTATAACAAAGTCAAAGATTTTGCATTACAAAATGGTTTCAGAATCATTAAAATGCCACGTGAACTTAAAGAAGAAGTTATTAACTTCTATAATGAAGGATATAATTCAGTTGTAGCTGGAAAGTATATAACTGAACAGATTAAAAAAAATAGCATTAAACAAGACAAAGCTCTTATTAATGCTGATGTATTGAAAAATAAACTTTTACTTCTTACTCATAATATTGCCGATTGTGCATTGAAAAATGTAGAATTAAATAGAACAGAAGCAAAAGCTATATTGAAGATTAAAATCTTCGAAATGCGTAATGAAATTAGCACTGACATTAAAAGTTATGTCAGAGAATTGAATAAGTATTTTACAGCTTATCTACGCCAGAATATTGACAACAATACACGTATTGAAATAATGGGCTATAATATTGTCGGACGTAGCGTATTTGTTACTGTTAAAATGAAAATTGATTATTTAGAAACAGAAGATTCTAATGGTTTCAATTTTAGTGCAAATGAAACAGCAAATATTATTGAAATGTATATTAATGTATTCAAAACATTTGCTGAACAATACAGAAATATAGTTTAAATATAATCAGAATAATTTAATAAAATCTGTAAATTTTATTAAATTAACTATATTTGTTTAGTTTATGAATTTTACTGAAATTGTATTATTAACAAGAAGTTCTTATTATTATGATATAAAAGAATGGATTGAATATTATATAAAGCTAGGTTTCGACCATATAACAATTTACGATAATGAAAGTCCCGTAAATATTGAAAAATTAACAAAACAATATAATAATATTTCATATTTTAAAATAGCTGGATATCCAGACCAATTAAATTTAGAATTGACTCATTATAATCAATCTAAATATAATTGGGTATTTTTTTGTGATGATGATGAATTCTTATGGCTAAGTCCAAAATACAAAAATATAAATGATTTTATAACAAAAAAATCAGAAGAATTACAGTGTGATAATATTGCTATATATTGGACAAAAATTGCTGGAAATCCATGTCCTATTGAAAGAGCAGATACACCAGAAACAACTCAAATAAAAACATTCTTATTTACGCAATTTATAGAAATTGATTCATGGACAAAATGTTTCTATAAAACTGGACAGAAAATAGAAAAAATGCAATGTCATTATGCATTTCCATTAGTAAATACAAAAGATGTTAATAATAATAATATAACTATTAATGATGTTCATAAATTTGATTATAATTTTATGAATGATGATGCTATAATTTATCATTATTATCATAAATCTTGGAAAGAATTCTATACAAAAATGAATTCAAGATATGCTGCAAGACCAACAAATTATAAAGATGAATTTCCAAAATGTCAAGATATAAAAAATTATTTTAATTATGCTAGGTTATTATATAATATAGGATATTGTAAAAATGATAATAAAATCAGACAACAACTCTACGAAACGTAATTATTATAGTGTTTATGAACCAATAGATTCATATGTTACAGCAAATATTGTTTGGTCTGGTTTAGATTTACAATATGATAAAATATTTACTAAATTATATAATACTAAACCCATCGAAGGATATATTACATATAATTATTGTGACAATTATATAGAATTATTAAATAAAATAAAAAATAAAATAGAAGCAGAAAATAAAATACCAAATATTACGATATATATAAATAAAAATATAAAACCACATGATATATTTTTAAAATATTTTACAGTAATAAAATATTAACTAATGATAATTAATACACCTACATTAAATACTATCTATAAGTCAATTTTAAAAAATGACATTTTAATATGTGGAATGACTACATGGAAAGAACGCATAAATTATATAGAATGTCCTTTATGGCATATTTGTAAACAAGTTTTACAACCTGATATATTTTATTTGGTTTTATCAGAAATAGATTTTCCGAATAAAGAAGCTGACTTACCACGATTTATTTTTAGTTATCTTAAAAAATATAGTTTTTTTAAAATATTATGGGTTAAGGATAATATTAAACAATTTAAAAAGAATATACCTATTTTAAAGAAACATTGGAATGATAATATTGTATATTATAGTTTAGATGATGATGTTTTATATGATAAATATTATCTATATAAAACATATAGATTATTTAGTTATTTTAATAAAACTAATGATACTATAATAACATATAATTTTGGTTGGCCACCAGAAAATCCAATTTGGTATGATATAAATTATAAAAGAGTTATAGGTAAATTTGAAATTTTAAAACCTAGTTTTTTTAAAAACAAAAATGTATTAGATATTACAGAAGATGATATAAAAAATTCAAGTAATTGGATTTCAGAAGATTGGTGGATAACTTATAATTTACGAAAAAATAAAGAATTAGCATGGAAATTTATAAATTATAAGTTCTTAAATAATTTATATAAAAATTATTATCTATCTAATAAAAATCCATTACTGAATATTTATGTAGAAATTAAAGATAAAGACAAATTTAAAAATATTATAAAACTTTATAATTCAAAATTCAATAATAAATAAAATATTATGATAGTTAAACGTAATACTACTGTATCAAAATCAATAGGAGTAATTCCTAGAAAATTAATAGATATGTCATTAGATTTTAATGGACATAATAAAAATTCTTTTATGTATAAATCTGAAATTTTATTAATGACCAATTCTACAAAAGACAATTTTAGTAATCTAATAGACTGGATTTATTATCATAAATTTATCATAAAAATATCTCAAATAACTGTTGTTCATAATAATTGTAATGATGAAGAAAGTAAAAAATTATTACAAAATATATGTAAAGCATTTGATATAAGATATTATTATGAACCAGAAGGAAATCAAGAATTAATTTTTAATAAATATCAGCCTAAATCTATGGCAGAATGGCTTATATGTATAGATGAAGATGAATATATTTACTTAAATAATGAAACGCTTGATTCTATTTTAGATAGTCATATTAATGAATATAAATTGTCTTTATGTATGATTAATTTTTATTCAGAAAAATTAATTAAAAATAAAGATAATACACCATGGCCTATATTGTTTGATTATTATGATCCAACAATGAATAGTATAAAATGCGAGTCTAAATATTTCCCAACATCTACATTCTTTAAGACATTTGTAAATAATAAATATAAGCATTATTTATATAATGATAAAAATAATGATGTAGTTTATGTTAATTTAAGCAATCCAATTATTAATGGACGATTTAATTGTGTATATCCAAAATTTACTGATAAGTTTTACAATATATCTGTTGTTCATAATCCATTAACTATTGTAGATAATGATATTAAGCCAAGTTTAAATATATCACTTAATAATTATACATATGCTTGTGATATTTACGAATCTTTTAATATTATTGAACAAAACTTTAAATACTTTATTGCACATTTTAAATATAGAACACAAGAAGAACATATAAATAAATGTTTACATAATAAGTTTAAAGATGTTTTAGCTAATTATTACAAAACATATGAAATTGATGTAATTGAAGATATTTATAATCATGGTAATTTTATAAAATATAATAAAATTAAAGAATTATTTATTCCATATATTCCTGATATAAATAAGATGAAGTCTAAAATATTATGATTGTAAAAAATAACACAACACATTTATTTCCTAATCTATTATATTGTAGAGATTTTGACAACTATGTTAATTTCGATTTTAAGAAGCATAATACAATTAAGAAAAAATATAATACAGAAATAATATTAATAACAAACTCTGATAATTTAAAAAATCTTTATGGTTTTATTAATTGGTATATTAATATACTTAAATTTGACCACATTATTTTAATTGATAATTATACAGATAATCGTTTTAATAAATTTAGTAAATTTGAAAATGTAACTTATAAACATAAGCCAGGAATATTATTACAGTCAGAAATATATAATGAATATGTAAATAATTCACAAGCAAAATGGGTATTACCCATAGACGATGATGAATTTTTATATATTTCTGAAAAATTTGGTCATAACATAAATACATTTTTAAAATATATGGAAGAAAATCATTTTGCCTATAAATATTCATTTGAATGGCATATGATGTTTTCAAAAACTATATTTAAAAATATACCAGATGATTTATATCTTAATAAGTATATTTATACATCATTTGGTATAAATACTAAAATTGATCAAATACATTTAATAAAGACAATAGTAAATACAGATATAAGACATCTTTATTGTAATGATAATGCAAATCCATGTCTAATTAATGAAGATGGAACCGTTGAACAATTACATAAATCAAAAGAAGAATCATTTAATTATAATGTAGTTGGAACTGTTCATAATCCAATTAGTAAAAAAGATAATAATATATGTGATGCTTTTAATTATACTGCTAATAAATCAATTAAAGGCTTATATTATAACGGACCTATAATAATAAATTCTGATGTTTTTATTGCACATTATAAATACAGATCAGTTATTGAATATCAAAATAAAATAAATAATTATAAATTTCCAGATATTCTCACAAATTATGTAAATTCAAATTATAAAATAGATACAATTTATGATGTATATGATAATATAAAATATAATATTTCAATACAGCCAGAATTATTTAATTTATATAATGATTACATAAATAATTTATAAAAGGTAATTTTTAATTACCTTTTATTTTATATAATTACAATAATGTAAATATAATTTTTCACTTATTTCATTAAGATTATTAATTTTTCTAATACCCCATTCTATTTTATTATCAGATGATTCATTAAAAATAGGAGATAATGCTTTTCGTAAATACAATCGGCGTTTATCTGATTCAATTAACTCATATGGTCTTTCTACTATACCATCAGTAACTTTTCCAGATAATACAATATCTCTAATATAACCTATTTTATAGCCTAATGCTAAAATTTCATCTCCTAAGAAATCATCTTCTCCACCCCAAATGCCGTCAAATATAGGATGAAAAATCCTACCTTTATTTAAAATACGTAAATCTCTAATAACTTCTTTTTTTAAATAGATTCCACATGTAAAAATAAAGCTTTCTTTATTATAATATTCTCTTGGAATTAATCCATGTTCTTCAGTAAATTTTATTTTTCTAAAGTCATTTACTTCTACTGGAAAAACTATAACATCATATATATTTTTTAATTCATTTATTTTAGATATTGGATTAATTGATGGAATTTTATCTTCATCGAAAAATAAAATATCTTTATCTATTATATCATTTGCACCAATATCACGACATTTTCCAGCAAAAAAACCATTATCATTTATATTACTATTAATTATTTTAATATTTGAATAATTATTAAAATTAATTCTATCTTTAACAAATATTAAATTATTATTTTTAAATAAATGTACAAAATCTAATATATAATTATTTGTTGTATGAACGCAAACAATAATATTAATATCTGAACTTATTAGATTCCTAATTAACATATATTATATATATTTAGGATTATCATGATTATAAAACAAAAATCAAAAAATATTTACATCTATATTGAATATAATTATAATAAAAAAACTGATTATATAAATTTAATTAATCTTGAAAATAATATATTAAATGAACGCAGAAATATCATATATTTTAATAATGTATTTTATAGACAAGTAAGTTTATTTTTAAATGATACTTATATTGGTAATGTAATAGAACCAAATAAATATTTTAAAAATGATATAGGTTCAACTGCCTTTGTTATAAAAAATTCTAAAAATTTTGTTATATCAGTAAACAATAATTTTTTTATATTAAAAAATTCTACTATCAATATAAAAATAGATATCAATAAATATTCAAAAATATCTGAGCTTGTAAAAGAACTAAATAATCATAATATAAATACTGATTTTATAACTGATGGTAATTGTAAAGATTTATTAAAAATTACTGATATTGCTATAAATGATAATAATCTATCAATCTTATATGAAAATACTAATAATGAAATTAATACATTAGAAATTTTAATAGATGATAAAAATAATCTATTTGTTTCACGTAATGGTCAAACATTAAATTTTTATTTACAAAATTATATACAATTAAATAATATTGCTCTAATAAATGATATTAATATCAATTATAAAAATTTTATTAAATCAGATATTAATCTACTGAATTACGAAATAATAACGCATAACTATAATAATTTAATAAAATATCAACTAATAAGCAATAAAAATCCACATGTTGTATTATTATCTGCACATTTATTAACAGATATACCGGATAAAAATATAGATAAAAATTCGTATTGCATATCATTAGAAAGATTAGATAAAATATTTAAATATTTGATAGATAAAGGTTATACTCCTATAAAATGGGAAGACCTAATAAATTGGAAAATTAACGGTAATAATATACCTAAAAAATCATTTAATATAATGATAGATGATTTCCCTGTTGATTGTTATACAGAATCTTGTAAATATGAATTATTTAAAAAATATAATATAAAACCAGGTTTAGCTTTAGTTATTCCAGTTTCAGGTAATATTAATGATGAAATTAAAATAGATGATATATTAATTGATAATACTTTTAATTATCAAAATAATAATTATACAAGAAGTGAAATTATTAACATTATAAAATCTGAATATTTTTTAGCAAATCATACCGATCATTCTAAATTAACAACAAAAATAAATAAAACTGATTTAATTACATATTTTAAAAATGCAATAAAAAATAATGTAACTCCCGATGTTATTGTTTATCCATTTGGAGATACAAATGATTTATTATTAGACTTAATAAAAAACTTAAATATCTTTAAAATAGGTATAGATATTGACCGTTTATGGTATATTTCTAATGCTATAAATAATTATAATTTATTTAGATATTCAATTACAAAAAAGAATGAAATTAAAGATATATTAAATAAAATAGATTCATGATTATAAAAACATTAATTAATTTTGATTATTTTATTATAGCGTTGACTTCTTGGAAAAAACGTATTAATACAACATATTATGCAATTAAAAGTGTCTTAAAGTATAATAAAAAATATAATTATAAATTTATTTTAACCTTATCTACTGAAGAATTTCCAAATAAAGAAAAAGACTTACCAAATAAATTATTATCGATTAAAGAATTAGAAATATTATGGATTGATAAAAATTATAAATCTTATAAAAAATTTTTATATGCAATGAACAAATATCCAGATATTCCAATAATAACTATGGATGATGGTTGTATTTATTGTATGAATCATATTGATATTTTAGTAAATTCATTTCTAGGAAATCAAAATTGTATATATTCTTGGGCACATTGGTTATGCAATGATATTGAATTTGGTAGCAGCGGTTATGGAATGATTTTTCCGCCAAATTGTTTTAAAGATTTTGGTATAGATATTTTAGAAAATTGTAATACAAAACTTATAGAAGAAAATAATGATGATGCATTTATTGGCTATTTAGCAAGTATATTAAAATTAAAAACGATGTTTTTATCGTCAATATGTGAAAAAAATAATAAAATTTTCAGAAATTTAAATTCAGGCGAAATATATGCATTATCTACTAATTTAGCGTATAATTCTGATGATATATCTAAAACAAAAATAATAGTAGATGATTATTTTATGCAAAAATTAAAACTTAATTTAATGGCTGCATATAAAAAATATATGAATGGTGCATTATTAAATTTAGATAATCCAACAAAATTTACTGAAAAAATTCAATATTTAAAAATATTTGATGTTACTGATTTAAAAACATATTGTTCTGATAAAATTTTATTGCGTGATTTTTGTAAACAAAAATTAGGTAAAGATATATGTATTCCAATTTTAAAAATTTATAATGATATAAATGATATAAATTTTTCTGAATTGCCTAATAAATTTGTATTGAAATGTAATCATGGCAGTTCAATGAATATAATATGTAATAATAAAGAAAATTTTAATTTTAATATAGCAATAAAAAAATTACGCTCATTTATTGATACAGACTATTCTATATTTTGTGGTTATGAATTACAATATAAAAATATTAATAGACAAATATTTTTAGAACAATATATGGATATTAAAACAGATTATAAATTTTTTTGTTTTAATGGAAATGCAAGATTTTGTCAAATTATAACTGATAGAGATACAGTAAGAAAAGATGCTTTTGTAGATTTAAACTTTATGCCATTAAATTATGCATATAATAATCATGAAACATTATATAATTATAAAGATTATTATATAGAAAATTTTGATGCAATGATAACATTAGCTAACATATTATCAAAATCTTTTAAATTTGTTAGAGTTGATTTTTATAATATAGAAAATACAATATATTTAGGTGAATTAACATTTACTCCTGATTCTGGTTATTTCAATTTTGTTAATCCAATTGTTGATTTTGAAATTGGTAAATTATTAAAATTATAAATCAAAATATGATAATATATAAAAAAATAAATAATTCTATTTGTGATGATATTAATGGTTGGTTTAATGAAAATAATAAGTTTTTATTTAGTATACTATTAAATTATCAAAATGAAATTAATATTAATGGAAACATTTTAGAATTAGGTGTATATTATGGGAAATGCTTTGTATTCATGTATAATTTCTTAAAAAATACAGAAAAATTAATAGGTATTGATAATTTACCATTCTTTAAAAAAACACAAGAAATATACAAACTATATGATAATATTAATTTTTATATAGATAACACATCTAATTTATTAAATTTGAATATTAGTAATGTTCGTTTTTGTCATATAGATGCTAGTCATACATATGATGATGTTTATTTAGATATAAAAAATGCATATACTACTTTAATTCCAGGTAGTATTATGATATTAGATGATTTTTCAACAATTGATTATTTAAATGGACCTATTACTGCTTATTATATGACAATTATAAAAGATAAACTTGAACTATGTCCATTTTTAATTTCTAATAATAAAATATACTTATCAAATAAGTATTATGCAAGCTTATATTATAATTATTTAAAAAATAATATGAATAAATATATTCCTGATATACTAAAAGATAAGTTATTTATTAAATCATGTAAATCAAACTCAATATTTGACCAACCAGTAATATCATGTAGTGATATTAATACTGGTTTAGATCAAAATGAACAAATAGCAATTTATAACTATTAAAAATATTTACCGCCACTGAAATCAAATTTCGGTCTAAAACCGTTATCCGTTTCTATATTGTAATAATAATCTATACCAGGTCCTGGATATTTTGCAGAATCAGATGTATAGTTTCCTTCTTCGCTATATTGAGAATAATAAGCAGAGTAAGGATTCCCATCTTTATCAATTAATACCTTAGAGTCAAATTCAATAGACCTATCATTATTTTGGCCCCAACCATTCATAGATTCATATTCCTTAATAGTCATCCATTCATCTGCATAATAATCATGAACTTCATAATGGCCAGATGTGATTCTGTCATATTTATCTGTCTTGTCAATAACATAAGCGTCATGTCTATACTTGATATCAGGATGTGCAGACATATTTTCAGAAGCTGGAACCCAACGAGTAATTGTCTTTACTAAACGTTTAGCACCAGCATCATAAGTTGTAAGCTCATCAATATCCTTATACTTATAAACGGTTGTATAAGCTGATGTTTTTGGGTCAAATGTAGTTTCAGGAGTTCCATCTAATACATAAGCATTAGCAACCTTTACTCCATAAACTTTACTAAAATCATGAGGTGTAGTTAAAGAACCATCAGCATTACCGAAAGTTACACCATGATACAAATAACTATCTCTATCATAGTTAATGAAGGTGTTAATTCTTTCAATAATCTGTGCATCTCTAATAGGTTTATAAAGAACACATTCAATCAAGAAACTAAATGAAACTGTAATCTGTCTCCACTGTTCTTCACCCATGGATTCACTTTCAATAGTCCAGTTAACATTTTCAAGTTTCATCTTGATACTACGACGCTTATTAAAGAACCAGAATTCTTTAAGGTCGAAGAAACAAGCTGGATTGAATCTTGCACAAATCTGTTCTACTATTTGTTCAGCATCTGTCATCTTTTCAGCTTTTAATTCCATAGTAGTAGTAATATTATATGGAGTCGGCTGAACATCAGACCAGAACATTTCTTCATAATCACCTACAAGACCAGCACTCTGAAGCTCGTCTGTATAGAAAGCACGTTGTTCATATATACCCTTTGCACGATTTGAATCAAACTGCATAGAATCAAGTCTGTAAGTCAAATTCGGTAAAGAGATATAATACTTGTCCCCTGACTCTAATTCAGTCCTGAAGTCATGAGATTTCATTCTAGGACCAAATTTAATAGGAACATTAATTGTCTTTACAGGTTCGCCATATTCATTATAACGAATAACCTTTAAATCATTAAAGAAATTAGCAAAACCAATTAGAACAGATCTAAGGGTATCTGCATAGAAATAATTTTTAGGATATCCGAAGTTCGGAGCACCATCTACTGTGCCTTTCCAATATCCATTTTTACTTGGGTCGTAACCGGGTTGTTTATAATTTGCCATATTGTTATTTATTACCTCAAAAATCCGTCCATCCACAACTGATAAAGATTTGCAATCGTATCAGTTATTTCAATTCCTTCTTCAGTCTTTACTGTAATTGTTTCATGACCAGCAAGACAAGCATATTCCTGTTGGAACATCTGAATTCCGAAGTCACGAATCATACGTTTACGCCATGCTTCATCACGTCCTGGAATCTCGAACCATTGAATCTTAGCAGGAACATAACTGGAATTACCACTAATAGCCTTCATCCAAATGTTATAGAACTCATTCATACCGTGCGGGGTAGAAATAAGAATCATCATAGCATCCTTTCTACCAGATTGGGTCGGGAACACAGACTTAATAAAGTCCTTAGCTTCTTCTTCAGGCAAGAACGCAAATTCGTCCACAAGCATCAAGTCAACAGACTTACCACGAATTGCAGAAGAACCAGAAGCGTGGCAAGAAATTTTAGTTCCGTTATCAAAACCGATACTTTCTTTTGACCAACCACCACGGTCAGGATTGATACCTTGCTGTAGCCACAATGGTAGTTTTAAAATTGCCGACCTAATTCTCAATAGAATTTCTTTTGCCTGGTCTTCCTTGTTAGCCAGAACTGCAATAGTCTTATCGGCATTGAACAAAGCATACCACAAAATATAAAGTGTCGCAATGGTAGTTTTACCACACTGACGACCCATCATAATAATTCTATTATTTCGAATTACATTATCCTTGTCGTAGTATTTAGCGACAAGCATTTTTGTAATACGTTCCTGATATTCACGTAAATGAATAGGAGCTTCACCTTCATCTGTCAAGATATAGAAATACTTTGAAAAATAAAATATATCCTGGGAACATTTGACATATTCATCCATCTGTTCCTTAGTTACTTCCACTTGCTCCAAGTGGCCTCTAAGTTCTGGAGATTTCATCCACATAGTTATAAACCCTTTAAATTTAGATTAAATAATTAAATTAGTTTACTATATTTATAATTTTGCAGCTAAGAATATTAATTATTATAAATAACACATATGGCCGCACAAAAGAATTTAGCAGTTGAAGTCAATAAGATACGTGACGAAAAGTATAAGAATCAGTTAGTTGAAAAAATTGAAACTTATACTAAAGATATTAAATATGCCATAGTTGGTGCATTTAAGTCTAAATCAAAAGATTCTGTTCAAGGTATAATGGTAAAATCTACCGACCGTATAGTTGACGCTATCGGTTTATTGACTAATGAATTAAAGAGGATTTTAACAAATCCTATAGCTACGCCTGTAGATGCACAGTTGACAGAAGCATTAAAACCAGAATCAAGTACTGGTGCTGTAGCTGCAGAAAGTAATACAACAGCACAAGCTGCTGACCCTGCACTTCTTGATTCTTTGACTGCTATTCAGACTACCATTGAAAAAGGTGATAAAGAAATTGTTTCAACCGAAAAAGCACAAATTGCAAACCAAACTGCAATAGAAAAAGCTAAAAAGCAAGATATTCTTTTAGGTAATGGTGTAAAACAGACGGTCGACAAAGATAAAAAGAAAACTAAAGCAGAACGTCCTAAATTCCCGATTGATTTCAAGCAATTCATGGGAGGCTTAGGTAAAATTCTATCAGGTATTTTAAATCCTGTTGCTTTAATTGTAGGATTTATTAGCCACTTATTACCATATGTTATTCTGGCAGTGGCATTCTTCAAAGGTTTCTGGTCAAAGCTAGAACAACCATTGAAAGATAAGATAAAAGAAGTTGCATGGAAAATAGCGAAGATAGCCGTGGTGGCATTCGCGGTGTTTAAAGGTCCTGCTTTATTAATCAGAACATTAACTATTGCATATCATGCAGCTAGAATGGTATACTTAGCCGCAAAGTGGGTTAAGGATATGATTGTTTGGGCTTTTGACTTACAGGCAAAAACTACAGAACATGGTTTAAAGATTGGTTCTATTATCCTTGAAAAGGGAATGGCTGTAATTGAACACGGTATAGAACTTGCTTTTAAAGCATTTAAGTTCATACTTGCTGTATTAGAATTTAGTCTTGTTGCTATGGCAGTTATTGCTATTATCGGTATGATTGTCTTGCTTGTTGTTGGTATCTTCGTATTGTTTGGAGTATTTGGTGATGAAATTGTGGCAATGATAGAAAAAATTGTCGATGTATTTAAAGAAATCGGTAATATTGTATTAGATGTAATTAATTCTTTGGTTGATACTGTTGTTGATTTCGTTGGAACCTTAATTGAAAAATTATTTACTGGTTTATTCAGCGGAAGTGGTAATAATGCAACAACACAAAATCAAGGTATAGAAGCAGAAAGTGATGGCAATAAAAAACCAGAAAAAGTTGATATAATTGATGGTGTTACTCTTAATGCATTTGACCAAGCAATTAATAGAATTATTATTCCATTAAATATGCTTTCTTTCAGTGTTGCTTCTATTGCAGAAATGGAAATGTTAAAAGCATTAAACCCAATGGGTATGTCTATGGGAGCATTAGCCACAGCAGTTGGAACCATTTATAATGTAATGGAAAATAACCCGACTATTAAGAATGCAGATAGTGCAGAATCGAACATAAATTATCAAGAAATTTTAGATAATGAAAATCCAATAACACCAAGAGATGTTAAGAACTTTATGACTGCAATAAATCAGCTTGTAACTACTTCTAATAATATCTTTAAGAAGATACCAAATGAAAGTGGTGGTACACCATTATTTAGTATAGGATAATTTAAAATGTTAATTGATTATTATAGACAAGCAGATACATTAAATCTTTCATCTGAAAATTCGCCAATATATAGAAGTCATCAATTTTCATTGACGATGGTTGAAGATTCATTGATAGGTGACGAAAAACAATTTGAAAATACTGAAATACAAGGCATTTTAAATAAATTGCCAGCATTACATTATACTACAAAATGGGGTAATTCACCAGCGGCAAAAGTAACAGATGTTGTTAAAAAAATTACTGAGCACAAATATTTAAAAATGTTTGCCAAAAACAATGCTAACTATAGACCGCCAATAGTTACAGATGGTTGGACACAACAAGTTCCTCAATCAGCAGATCCAATATCATACGATTTGGAATTTAGGTCTTATCCAATAGAAATGATGAATACTACTCCATATAATCGAATTATTGATTTTTTAATATCAGCTACAACTCCTAAAAAATATTTTTTTACTAGTTCGGTTGAATATATTGAAAGTGCTGCAGAACAAGCTTATAAAAGAGGCGAAGAACTAGCTGAAATGTTAAATGAGTTATCCCATAATTTTGATACAAATGTTGAATATAGTAAAGTTGCAGCTGTAAAAAGAGCATTAGAAATGTTAGATGAAGATGAATCAACTGAAAAATCATCAACGTCACAAGACCCTGTTACTGCAAAAGAAGAAGCATTAGCAAAAGCTATATCAGGTTTTATTAAAGAATTAGATAAGTTATCTAATATGTCAGAAAAAAATACAGGTGGTTGTCCAATAGTAAAATTATATATTCCTGGATTATCAAATGGTACAGAAAAAAATGTGCCTTGGATTATAACTAGTTGGTCTTTTAAACCAGCAATTAATACTACAGATAATGATTTTCCAATTTATGTAGATTTTAAAATAACATTAGAAACACAATATGCATTAACAAGTGAAGATTTGTTAATTGATTAATAAAGAAAATATAATATAAAAAATCAGCGAATATCGCTGATTTTTTTTTATTATCATTCAAGCTTAAATAATTTCTTTTGCCAAACTCCACGAGAATATACTTGGTCTAATACGCAATTTATTGTAAATTCATAATAAACTGGCTGATTTATATTCATATCATATTCTTCAGATCTTTGACAAGACCAATCACTGATATATACAATTAATGGGTTATCTTTATTAAATATGACATTTTCATATAAATGTAAATACCATAATTTTTCACCTAATGCATTATTCTTATTAAATTGGTTTACAACACGATATTCATTAAATTTTTCAACCAAAAACTCACCAACGCTATCAGCTAATTCACCAATTAATTTTATATTTTGTGCAAATGTGTCATGATCATTATAACTTTCTCCAGTATCTAATCGCTCTATTTCATTTAATACTGCAGCTTTTGCTCTTTCCCAAGATTTCTTATCTTCATCCTTATTATCAAAATCTTTTGGATTTAATTGACTAAATGCATTAGTTATATCTGATAATTTAAATGGTTCGTCATTTCCAGCTTTATATTCTTCTGGTTTTATATTAGGGTCCATTATATGACCAACTGTTGCCTCAGCTAATTCATTATCATTTGAATTATCTGAAGCATAATGTAAATGAATTGTTCGATTTATATCAAATCTACCGCCATTAAATTTATTAGTTAATATTCCAAATACACCATTACCATCTCGCCAAACAATCTTAAATTTATTACCAATAGCAGAAGAAACAGCTTTATTGAAAATAGCTATAGCTCGTTCATTTTGGTCTTTATGTTTTATATAATTTTCTTTAGCTTCTGCTGCCATATCTTCACTAGACTTATTTTTATTTGGATTAATAACTTTATTAATTTTTGTAACAAAACCATCTGCAACAGCAGCACGTTCACCAGCTGTAACTACATTAGTATATGCCGATAATGCATTTTTAGCTAATAGACCTGGGTCCATCATATTATCTTTGCTAATAGCAGCAAATCTACGTAAATTTAAAAACCACTTATCAAAACTAGACTGCCCTAATGTATCAGATGGATATATTCTAAACTTTAATGGAATATTAGATATTGAATAACCATTATAAACTTTTTTAGTCCATGTTCCAACTTTTACTAAATTTTTCCAATCAGCACCCTGATTAGCACTACCAAGAGCATTTACAATTTGCATTAAGCTATTACCAGTAAAATTAGCAATAGTATCTTGCCATTCATTACCAGGACCATCTTCATAATTTACAGTAAAAGACATTTCTGGCAATTCTGTTAATAATCCAGTTAAAATAACAGGTGTTTCACCATCCATTGTCGCTAAATGGAATTTAGAAACACCAGTTTTAACATCATTACCATAAGAAGGACCAATAAAATCATTTGGTAATGCTGGAGTATCACCTCTACCCTCTAATGATGTTAAGCTATTATCTAAATTTAATGATGCCATAAATTATCTTAAAACCTTTCTTGCAAAATATCCACTCACTAAGCCATTATTTGAAACATAAGGGATTTTGAAAATTAATGCATGATTATCTGGGTCTTGTTCAATTTCAGCTTGACCACGAGATATTTTAATTGGAACCCAATGTTCAATAATATCGAAAACTGTGCCCATTAATGTATCTACCTGATTAAAATTCTCAAATAATATTCTATATATCGGAGAACCAAAAGCTAGGTTAAATAAGCGTTCTTGTGGTTCTGTAAGCAAAACCATCTCTATCATTTGGTCAAGAGCGTCTTTATTCCAAACCTGTGTTCCATCTAGCTCTTTATCAATGTCATAATACTCACTAGTAAGTAAAGCGTTGTCTAGTGTAGCAAAATCTGGATTTTTGTTTAAGTCTAACATACATTATTTATAGTTTAATGGATATATACCTGCAAATATTATAAATAATACATGAATAATGAATTACTCTTAGAATGGTGCATTTTAAACAATCCTGGCGTAAAACAGGATGTATTTCCAAATGATTCAAGCTTAAGTGATAAATTTACAACTGATGAAGATGATACAAATTATGGCGATATTAGTGTAATATCAAAAAAAGAACTCAAAGCTGCTGAAGATTTAGATAAAAAATACGGAACTAATATATATAGTACAAAATATAAACAATATAATCCGGAAAAAGGTGAATCCAGTATGAAACAAAATGACCTTAAATTCGGGTCTGACTGGACAAATCCAAAATTTGCTGCACTTTATTTTGATTTACTTAATGATAAAAAATATATTCAAGCAGAAAAATTATTAAAATATGCATGGTTACAAGGTAGATTAGATAATAGTAACTTTAATACACTTGATGATAGTGAGCTTTCTAATACTAAACAAAAATATTATTATACAATAACAAAATATATTAATAGCTTAAATCTTGAAACTTTAAGAAGAGTAACAAAAAATAAAAGTTATACTGAAGAAGATTTAGCTGAAATTAAAAGCTATATTGTTGGAGATAGACAATCATATACAGTTAATAAAAAAGATAAAACTGGTAAATATATAACAGATAAAAATAATAAAAATATAAACAATAGAACTTTATTATCTAAAAAAATATTAGACGCACTATTTTCATTCCCGCCTTGGAGAAAAGAATTTTCTTTGGCTTATATGCGTATACGTGAAAAAGTAAAAGAAATTACCTTAAATAAAAATATTACATTATATAGAGGTATATATTTAAAAGATTCTAATATTTTATATAATACTAAAATTGCATTAGCTAAAGATGTATTATATAACATATTACAAAATGATTATAACTCTGCTACTACTGACATTACAAGAGCAATGTATTTTTCTTTAAATCCAGATAAAAAAATTGATCAATATTCAATAATTATCGAATTTAAAGCAACAAAAAATACAGTAAATATTCCATATACCATGTATTTAAATGGTAAAAATGGTAAATATTCAGAGTTTGAAATTAATACATTAAATGATAAAACACCAGATATTAATAATATAAAAGTATATATTGGCGCACAATCAATTAATAATAAATTTGTTCAAAAAATAAATGATACTGTAGATGGTACAATAATATATGCTAGAAATAAAGGTAATCAGTCTACTATCTATTCAATAGATTTTAAAAATGATGTTATTAAACATTATAAACGTAATACTAGTAAACCAATAGATATATTTAAAATACTTGGTAGAAAAGACAATGTAACTGAAATTACAAAATATTTCGACCATGCATATTATGATTTAATTCTTACTATAGATTCTAATAATAAAATACACTTATTCTTATATGACAAATTTGTCAATGAATTAGGTGATTTTGCTATATTACAAAACAAAGAAATAAAAATTAAAACTGAATTTGAAAACCCAAATGGTAAATTACAATTACGTTATGACAGTGAGGCAGAAGAATATCAAATATATGGCCCAGCAGTAAAAAATAAAGAAATTAATTCAATGGTTATGTGGGCAAAAAGTAAAATTAACTATGACTATAGCTATTTACAACGTGAAGATACTGCAAAAGCCGAACAAGAAAATATTGAAAAAACTATTATAGAAATGATTATATCATTTTTAAATGATGATAAAACCAAAAAGCCAGATTTTAACTTATTTAAATCTCGTGTTATAACACTTCTCCATATTAATAATGAACGTTTTGACCAACTTGTCGATAATGCTGAAAAACAGAAAAAGTTTAATGATATAAAACTATTAATTAATAACTTTATAACTACTTGTCGAGAAGAATTTGATAAACTAAATATTCCTGAAGAATATTATGATTATAGTGAATTCAATAATTATAATTATAAAACAGTTTCATTTAGTTTACAAAAGATTCATGACAATATTATTGAATATTATCAGAACGAAAATAAAAATACAGAAGAACCAGAAAATTTAATAAACAAAAAAATAAAATCAGCTATTGAAAAGATATTTGCATATTTAAAAGGTTTTGATACAATAGATAAAATTAAAACTTTAACAATAGATAAAATTAAATCAGAAATGATTAGTACTATTAATCATCGCGATAATAATAATATCAAATTTATGTTAAATTCTATCTTATTTGATATTCAACCATATAAGCAATTACCATTATCTAATAATCCACTTCAGAATCAACAAATTGCTGCAACAAATACTGCAAGAGAAACAAAATATAATAATAGTATAAATGATAAGATTATAGAAATCGGAGAATCATTATTAGAAAATCCAGAAAAATATAATCAAAAAATTATAACATTTAATGATGAAGTAAAAGAAAAATTACGTAATTTAAATATTATTAGCGATGAAAATAAGCAAATAGTAGAATTTAATTTAGTCTATAAAGAATTATTAAAGAAAAAAGAAGAACTAAAAACTCAAATCAATAAAATTATAGATTAAATTTCTGAATTTTTGTATTATAAACTATAAATATATTAAAATACTTATGAGGATTTAATATGGAAGCTTTAAAACTATTAAATGAACAGGCTATTGCAGAAAGCAAAGTCATCAATGAAGATGCTGGTAACGGCGTTAAGAGAATGTATATCACTGGTCCTTTCTTACAGGCAGTTGATAAAAATAGAAATGGTCGTGTATACCCGAGAAACATTATTGAACGTGAAGTAAATAAGTTCCAATCACTTATTGAATCTCGTGAAGCTCTCGGTGAACTTTCTCACCCAGAATCTATCGAAATCAACCCAGACCGTTCTGCTATTCTTATTACTGAATTGAAGATGGATGGTAATATTGCTGTTGGTAAGGCTAAGGTTCTTTCTACCCCTTGTGGCAAGATTCTTGAATCTCTCCTTTCTGATGGTGTAAGAATGGGTGTTTCTTCTCGTGGAACTGGTAATCTTTGTGAAGATAATACCGTTGCTGAAGACTATAATATGGCTACTATTGACGCTGTTTATATGCCTTCTGCTCAGTGTGCATATTCTGACCCGATGTATGAATCTGTTCAGTATGTAAGTAAGTGGGTATTGAACGAAGCTACTGGCCTTTATGTTGAAAAACAAGAAAAGATTATTGAAGCTCAGGAAACATTCAATAAGATTGTTGACAAACACGGTAGTAAGATTATCGTTGATGCTTTCAAAGATTTCTTAAAGTCAATTTAATTTAAAGATATTAAAAAAGAACCTGGTTTAATAACCAGGTTTTTTAATATTCTTTTTAAAACTTACTTTTCAATATATCCTTTGAAATTGCAGCTCCTGCAACCATCTCCGTCACAATCTGGGCAAACAATTACATCGTCTACTTCGTCATTGTGCTCTTCGTTATCGTCGCAACAATCATCGCAGCAATCTTCACAGCCATATCCACATTCTCTAAGAAGATATTCCTGGAAGTCCTTAGGATTGAAAACCGGATGATTACCAGCATTTCTAATGCTATTCTTAACGAACTTCAAACCGTTTTCCATAACGATTCTCTTAGCTTCTTCAAGCTTATCATCCTTACAAGTGCAAGGTTCATGACCACATTCTGGACAACCTTTCTTTTTCTTCTTCTTGTCATCCTTCTTTTCGTCAAGTTTCTTGCTAAATGTATAACCGTGTTTCTTTGCAATTTTTATAGCTTCTTCGAAAGTCATATTATTCTCCTTAATTGAACTTCAAAAGAAGTCCATATTCTTTTTCTAAAGTTTGTACTGTATCTGACATTAAATTATTTAATGCGATTTTACTCTTGAACTGTTCTGCATATCCAGCTACGGTATCAATAAAGATACGAAGCTTACGTAATGCATTTTCCTTATTATAAATTTCATCATTAAAGATATAAGACTTAGAAACGAGTTTAAATTCGGTTCCAGTTGCCAATACGATTTCTACCAATTCATCAGCGAAATCACGGATTGTCTCATATACAGTCTGGAAATGTGTATGGTCGAAACCCTTATCACAAGTCCAGTGATAAATATGAACTTTATTGGAGAAAGTCAATGCATCAACTGCAAAAGTGTAAAGACCTTGATATTCGGCCTCATTAGTTCCAGCTAAATAGCTTACAAAATTTTCTGTCTGATCCATAATTAAAATTCCTATTTTTATTATTTATAATATTCTTACTTTAATACACCTAAGCTTTTTAATCTACTTATAACTAAATCGTCTTCACCCATCATTGAACGAGAAATATTATTTTTATCATACCATTCACCAGCACGGTCAATAAGTTCTTTATTACTTATTCCTGGATTGGATGCTTTAACATCATCTATATATCTAGTAAATGTTTGCTGTGCAGATTCTGGTAATGATTTAAATGGCATAGAAGTACTATAATTTACTTTTTCTCCAGTTTCAAAAGTAGCAACTGTACCTAAACTAGTCTCTTTTTCAGTTACCTTTAATGCATAATCATCTACATTTACTGAATTTGGTGCTTCTTGAGATTTTGGAGATTCTACTGGTATATCTTCTTTCTTTTCTTCAGATGGAACGGAGAAATTCAGATTTGGAATGCTATTCAAACGTTCCTGTTGTCTTTGTTCTCGATACTGTTGTTTTTGTTCTGCTGTTGCCAGTGGCGGAGTTACTGACATTTCACCAGATTGTTCATTCTTACCAAAATTAAATATCTCTGAAGTAGTTTTTGATATACCTGCATTATTAAGGATAGTTTCAGAAGTAGACGGTAAATCAAGTTCATTTTCTAATGCGTCTAATTCTACTAATTCTGAGCGTCTATTATTTGATACAGGAGGCTCTGCTAATGCTTCATTTCCAAAGTTATACATTACATCATCATGCAATAAACTATCTTGTGCACGTTTTCTAGCATTCTGTTCTACTGCAAATTGACTATCACTCATATATTCATCAACAACATCCATATTTACTATAGAACGTTTTACATCTGCTTCCAATGCTTTAACTGCATCAGAACGATTATGTGCTTGACTTGCAAAATAGGAGTCTTGTGCGGAAGCATAAGCAGCGTCATTATTCATTGATTCTACTTTTGCTCTAGCATAATCAGATTTAAATCTTTCTATTTGACCTTCTACTGTTTCTATATCATTTTGATAGCTAGACCAAGCAGCTTTATTACTATTAGTTTTAGATTCCATAGCCTGCTTAACCTCTGCTTCTCTGGCATCAAGTGCAGCCATTTGAGATTCAAGAGTTGCAACTACTTCATTACTTGCCTGAAGGTCAATGTTAGCATTTTTACGTGCTTCTATATTACTATCATATGCATTTTTAGCTTCAGTATATCTCCACTCATATAGCCCAGTTTTACCTCCGTGATAAACTTCTTTTTCTTTAAGATTTTTATATAATCCTTGTGTTTTATCAACTTCTTGCTGATATGCATCTTGCGCTGCTTTTTGTTCAGCTTTAGCTTCATCAATTTGTGCTTGTAATGCAGTTTTCTCACTTTGGATTTTTTCAAGTTCTGCTTGTTCTTTAGATACATCAACAGTCTTAGGTTTAGAATTTTTAAGTGCATCTAAACGATCTTGTGCCATTTCAAGATTCTGTGCAGGAGTTTCAACACCACGACCACGACTTAATTGCTTTTGTCGTGCAGCAGCTGCAGCAGCACCAGCTTCTTCTGCAACCTTTACAACATCTATTTCATCAACTGTCTCGGATGGAGCAGATTCTCCTGGATCAGATACAGCTTCAACTTCGTGAGGTCGTCTAACAAAATATTCCATGAACATAAATTTCAATGACCATTTTGCAATATCTGCCGAAGAATAATCAAGGTCATATTTTGTATAATCTGATAATTTTAAATGATGAAAAACATGTTCTATACTACAGCAATCAAAATTATTAGAGTATACTTTAATAATTAATTCATGAATATAATCATTAAGCTTATATGCAAATAAATGGTCATTAAATAATTTATTTAAACATGTATTTACAAAATTTTGTATACATAAAACATTTTCTTTAGAATAATGCTCTAAAAATTCTAATTCAAGTTCTCCAATATTTGAATAATCTGGATATACAAATACCTTAGAGTTATTACCATATTGAATAACGTCAGTTTTCATTTTTATGGTAGGTAATGTAACCGAAGTACATTCATATAAAATTAGCGGCTCTTTATCCTCTTCATTTATTCTAATTTGAACTCCGTAAGAATCAGAAAGCTTAATTGACTTCAGTCTCTGATATTCATATATGTTACATAAACCCATGCATTATTTATAAATAATGATATGGATAACAATGAGCTAAATACAGAATTACGTAAATTTTGGACTCCTAAAAAGTGTGGAAAACACGATGAATTAGCCAAACAGCATGATATTTTATTGTCTAAGTTTCTTAAAGCTAGTCCAAAAGACTTATTTGAACAAATTGCAGAAAACAAGTTTGAATTTGTTGAATTTTCTAAGATTTACTGGAAAGATTTTTTAAAAAGAGCAAAATTAGCAGAATATCTTGCTCCCGAATATCTACAATATGCTTTAGATGTAACTTCGTCCAGACCAGCAATAGGTAAAGGCGAATTTTTATTGGCTAGCTGCTTTTCGAATATAGGTTTCAGTTCTGATAGCGGTGACTTGGTAGATTTAACTAATGGAAATCGTTGTGAATTAAAAGGACTTCGTTCTACGCTTTCTGGTGATGGCCATGACTATCGTCAGATGAATAAAGGTGTTATATATACCCTTTTCGCAATATTCGACACAAGCACGCATTTTGACCATTTTAATAGAGATTGTGCTAAGGAGGTCGATAGACTATTAAGAGTCCATCCTGACTTGACAACTGAAGCATTAAAACGTCTTCAGAATTTAGAGCCATTGGATGGTAAGATTGCAGAAGATTTTAAGGACCTATATATAACAAAGCCCGATATCTTTGTCACAACAGGTGCTATGCAATTATATAGATATATGAAAGAACAAAACGCTAGTTATCTTATTATGACAGATGATGAAGGTTTTTGCTGCTTTAAACGTCCAGAAACACCCTCACAGGCTCAAAAAATTATTTCTAATATAAATCTATCCAGTTGGCAAACAGGCGATTACGGGATGACTATAAGCATGAAAAAGGACGAATAAATAATGGCTGAAGAAAACTATGCAATAGACCCAGGTGCACAAGCCGAATCCCTCGGCATGAATACGCCTAACCTCAATATTGAGCTGATTTATGGTAGTGATGACCCTAAAAAAGGTTTCAATATTCCGAACGGGAAAATTACAAAGATAGAGCTTCGTGAAAATTTCTTTACGAAGTTACCACAGTTAAAACTGGTTCTTAATGATACTGGCTATTTATTTAATTCCTTAGGTTTTCAAATTGGTAATATTTTCTCTTTAAAAATAACTCCGATTGTTAATAATGCTGACTTATTACCAAAACCATATATTGATACTCAATTCAAAATTGAATCTATTGAGTATTCTATGGACCCAGATAGAAAGATTTATATCTATACAATTAACTGCATGTATGGTGCAGAAAAATATGTAAACGATATCTGTGTATGGCCACAGGATGATATTGATATTCTCCATCTTGATAAAGAATATACAAGTAAAGAAACACTTGATAGAATTTTAACAAAAGCCGGTTTAGCATTTGTCGATGATTATAACGATAATACAGAAGATAATATGGCTTGGTTAAATTCTTCTTTGACCTATTGCGAATTTGCAGAAAAACTTATAAAACATGGTTGGGTTGGTGAAGAAGATATTCCAGTTTTATTTGTCGATAGAGAAGGAACTGCTCATTTCAATACAATAAATTCATTGTGTAAAAATCAAAGTTCTATTGCAACTTATATGAACACCACGACTTTCCAAAAGAAATATGGTGAAGAAAATAAGACTGCACAAAGCACACAGAAACCAGTCGGCGTGAGACTTTATACTGATATAGCTTTTCGTAATGTTGGTTATATTCAAAACCAAGGTGCATATGGAATTAGAGCTACATTGTTTAATCCATATAATATAAGAGAATTAAACCCGATTGATTTCCCTGTTGCTAATATCAAATTGGAAAATTTGAAAGCTGCAACATTAAATGATACTTGTATTCGTCAAAAAGAATATCATGATAATAAAACACGTATTGCTAATATGAGCAATAAATCTGCTGGTCAGTTAGATAATATTAGATATTCATATAATGGAATGCACTTTAAGCAAACCCATGAATATTATGATTATGCACCATTGCATTATGAAAGCATTAAACGTTCTTTCTATCAGCAATTCGTATTTATTACTATTGATACATTATTACAGCCTGCTTATGATAGTGATTCTACACAAAGACTTAATCTTGGTAACAAAATAACTATCAATACAAGCACAGTCGATTATGATAACACAATTCAATCTGGTGACTATATTGTTGTCGGTTTAACTCATGTATTTAGCACTGGTGGTAAATATACAATCATGGCTACTTGTGTAAATGATGGTATCAATGGCGTTGGTAAGTTAAGAAAAGAAAGTAAGATAAATAAAGAAAACGAGTAATATATGGAAGCAAATAGTTTAGACGAATTATTGAATAATGCACTCAATGATGTTGAAAAAGGCTTTAAATCACAAGTTCAAGAAACTTATGAAAAGCCTGAATTGCATCCTGAAGGAAGATGGACTGGTAAAGTAATCGATAATGATGACCCAGATAAGCTTGGTCGAGTAAAGATTCTCGTATTCGGTTATTATGATGAAATCCCAAGTAAAGCTCTTCCT